CTAACTTCTAAAGACATATCGAACACCTCTATTCGATGACCTCTGACTGGATGCGGCAGGCGATGAGGTGATCGCTTTTCGGGAGCTACCCTAGCCGCGAGCTGAGTCTAACACTTCAAGCCAGTACAACTCTCTCCCCTTTTAGCAGGCAGATGGTGCACAGCCATTGCTTTGTTCCGCCTGTCACCTTTCCGCCTTTGAGAGCAGCACCAACCAGTGTTGACGTTATCTCTCGACCGCCACACCTATGGCACTGAATCATCTCGGGCGGCTTCGGAGCCTTGCGCACACGCTCGCGCACCTTCTCCGCCTCGGTCTGCGGAGCCGGAGTGCCTTGGATGATGTGGAAGCGTGGGCGGTCGGTCATGCAGCGATTCTAGCGAACGACGCGGCGTCACGCTCGCGCAATTCTTCGAGTGTCAGGTAGCGGCCGTTCGGGGCGTACAGATCAGGCAGTTTCAACCCGCCTTCACGGATCAACCTGCCCCGCTCCGGGCCAAGCACCTGATCCTGTCGCGCGGCCGATTGGCGCTGTAGCCATGACGCGAAGGTCGTCTCGGCCGGCACCTGTCCGTCCATGCTGGCTCGCTCGCTTGGGCTGATCTCGTCAATCGGAATCCCAAGCTCGCGCCAGCTTTTCGTCACAGGCGTGGAAGTCGAGCGGCAGTTCCAATGCAGCCTGCCTGGACCCTGTAGCCAGGGAACCTTGTGGCCGATGGGCCTGTGAGTGCCGGCCTCATACTTGAGGCCATCGCGTATGCGGCACGGCTCGGATGTTTTAGTGTCGAGCGTGCTGCGCCATACTTCCGCCTTGATTAGGTCGCGGTTCGCATCGTTGAACTGCTCGCGCGCCACTTGTGCTGTATGGCTGATAGCCGTCTGTACGACTGCCATCAAGTCGCGCCGGGGCCGCTGTAGCAGACCGTCAGCAAAACCCGCCGCCTTAGTGCCGCGAATGCCGCGCACAATCTCCGATGCAGTCTTGCCTTCGACGTAGCCGATGCGGATCGCGTCGCGGATCTTCGTCATGCGGCCGGCTTCGATGTTGCTGGCCCAGTCCCTCAGCAGGCGCCCCTGAAACGGTCTGGACATCGCCGCGCTGTAGACCTGATCCGGCGATACCGAGGCAATCGAGTAGCGCACCTGCACGGCTGCCGGAATGGCCGACTGATACAGGCTGGACTGATAGCCCGCCTCATACGCCGCGAATGCACGCAACTCGCCCTGTAGCGCATCTGTGACGCTCGCGTAGGCTGCCGCGTTCAGCTGCCGGACGGAGCCCAGTAAAGCCTCCAGCCGCTCGACGGTGAAGGAATCTGCCGGCATACGCTCAAGCGCAGCAGCCAACTCGGCGGACAGGTCGGCGTCAACACGATTCAGCAGCGCGATCATCCGGCGTGCGGCGCCATCTGAATATTGCTGCAGGTCGATGCTATGGGCGGTCAGTTCGTCGAACAGTCGCTCGTTGACGGTCGCCATCAGATCACCCCAAGGGCCGGGCCTTGATTCTGGATTCTTTCAAGTTCTTCCTGCCAGTCGTACTCATCGCTGATGATCCCGCGTCGCTGCATCTCTGCGAACAGGGTTTCATCGCTGAGCTTGCCGGAGTTGGCCATCTGCAGCAGTTGCGGCACCGATACTTCCGGCGCCCAATCCTGATCGAAGTTGCCGCGCATCTCGACCATGCCGCCATCAGGCAAGGCCAGGTAGTCCGCCATGACCTGAAGCATCTGCGCGAGGGCATCAGCGAACTGGTTTGCCATACGAGCCAGCGGGGACAGTTCTTGCGCTGCCTCCTCGTTCGCCTGGGTCGCCGTCTTGGTCTGCTGCTTCTCTTTCTGCAGCAGCTTGGCGCCGGCCATCCGCATTTCTTCGATCAGGTCTTGCAGCGACTCCCGGCCAGCGTTGATAGCTGCCCCAGTGTGCTCGACGTACTTGGCATTGCCGTCTTTCGGCATGCGGGTCGCGCTGCCTGAGCTGATCACCAGCTCGAACTGTTCGTCGTCGGTGAAGGTGAACAGCAGCGGCACCCGGGCGACGTGCAAGAGGTTGTCCTGATCGCTCTGGGACTGCCAGTGCTTGACGTTGAGGTGCGCCAGTTCGAGCAGCGGCGGCTTTGCCGTCAGGAAGCCCGTGCGGCCTGTGTAGAACGATACGAGCGGCACGTAGCCGAGGCTGGTAGTGCCCTCGTCGTGCTTAGCCCATGCACCGCCATTGTCGGCCTTGCGATAGGTGCGCCACACGCCAGGCTCCAGCACTCGCACCTGGGCGACGGACTTAACGCCGAACTCGCCGTCAGCCTCCTCGATCGACTCCATGTAACGGAACTGGCCGATCTTGCCGCCGTCGACACGCCAGCCAAGAACCTGCTCGGGGCGAATCAGCACGGCATATGGGCGAACCCCTGCAGCGATCTCGTCTGCGCGAGTGCGGAGACCTTCGGCACGCGGGTATTCAACCAGCACGTGGCAGAGGCCATGGCTTAGCGCATGGCGGAACAGGTCAACCGACCAGCTGTTCAGGTCATTGCCGGCAAGGTCGATGTCCTCGCACAGTTCAACCAGGCGGTCAGGAACGTCGTCACCCAACTGCAGGGGCTCAGCGAACACACGGGAGGTCATGTTATTGACCGTCTCAGCGTAGGCCGGCAGCAGCGTGGAGAGGCGCAGGCGCTCCTTGTAGGTCTCGTCCTCTTCGGCCGGGTACTGAGGCAGCAGAGCACGCCCTGCGGCCCGCATAGCCTTCGTGCCACCCATCAGCGGCGCAACAATGGCCCAATCCTCACGCATGGCGTCCACGGCCGGGATCGTTTGGCTTGGGTCGTTGCTCATTGGCGTTACATCCGTAGCGATTGGGTTTTGGTGACGATCTGCTTGATCGGGTAGCGCTTAGCGATGAAGTAGCCCGCGGCGTCGTTCATGTGGTCATAGCCGCCCTTCTTGTCGGGCTCACCCTTGTCGGTGTAGACCTGACGCTCAAGGCACTGCGTGAACTGCGGGCACTGGTCGACGTTGACCTTGAGCCGGCGCTCGCCATACGTGTTCAGGAACATGGCGTTCATCGCATTGACGCGATCCTTCACGCTCGGGTTGGTGGAATCCACGACCACGGTGAAGCCCGCCTTCTTGAGCAGCGACAGATCGGACTCGCTCGCATTCTTGCTGCTGGTGTTCTGGCCGCTCGCGTCTGGGTAAACCGCGATGCTGTGATCGGGAAAGCGGGCCTTGATCTTCTCGATCAGCTCTGGCGTATCGCGCACGCCATGGAATTCATCCAGGGCCAGCGGAAGGCCCTCGCGGACGACGTAGACCACCGCGCTCATTTTCATCACGTTAAAGTCGACACCAATATGCAGCGTCTCGCCTGGCTTGATTCGCTCGGCAGTTCTGCATTCTTCACGGTTGAACGTGTAGTAAACGACGCCGGCATAGTTCTCGAAGCTGGCCTCATATTCCTGCCGGAAGGTGCGTGGGTCCATCTTGCGACGGGCCGCCTCCAGCTCTTCAGCCGGGACATTGCCCCCATCTAGCGACGTATAGAGCCAGCTCTTGTGGTCAGGCTCATGGCCTGGCCTGCCGTCTTGATACGTGTCGTAGCAGTGATTGAAGCCCTTCGGTGTGCCGATCCTCAGCGCATGGCCGCCCTTTCGGGTGCCGACGCCGGGGATCTCGTACTGACACGTCGAGAGCATCGGGCGCAGAACTTCCTCCCACGCCTCCCATGGACAATCCGCCCATTCGTCAACCAGCACGAAGAACAGGCCGGACCCGCGCAGGTTGTCGTAATTGTCGAGGCCAACCACGCGCATGACGTGGCCGGTCTTTAGCGTAATCGAGCACTCAGTCTCGTTCGGACGGTGCGCACGCCAAGCCTCAGGGATGGCTTGCTTCAGCCGCCGCCAGAAGACGCGCTTGGCCTGCTTGAATGTCGGCGCGCCGTACCAGATCTCATCCTCGACGCTAACGCCCCACTCAGCAGCAAGTCGAGCAGCGCGGCGCATCTCAGCCTTGCCGAGGAACGTCTTGCCGAAGCGGCGCCCGCACACTGCGTCGCGGAAGCGCGCCTCTGGCTGGAACCCCCAGACATAGATGTTCGCCTGCTTCGGAGTCAGCTTTACAGGAGGATCAAAGGTACGGGGTAGTCGGGACATTCTCGTCTGGCTCCAACTTGTACTCAGCAACGGCGTGCTGCTGGTCAGCGGTGGATCCAAGCGGTTTTTCTGGCTCGATCCGGCGATTCACGTACACATCGCCGACCTCTTTGGCCGCCTGCTCCAGTAGCTGAGCGGTCAGCGCCATGTTCTTCATGCTCTCGGCCTTCTCGGCCAAGCGACCCAGCGTTCGCAGCCGATACGCACGGTTGGCGATCGGTATCTCTGCCGCCTCTTCACGGAAGCGCTTGCGGGTATCCTCAAACAGCTGTTTCCACTTCGGCGCCAGGCCACGCCCTGACACCTTGGTCGGATCGTGCGACTCGATCTGCTGCCGGCTGATGGACAGCCCAAATTCTCTTTGGACCGACTCTGCTACCTGTGATGGCGTGTCAAAACAGGCGAGGGCCTGAACCACAAAGGCCTTCACCTCGCTAGATAGGGCTGCCATAGGCGTTCATCCGTCCAAACCTGTCTAAATTCAGGCCGACTTAAGCAGACAGGTTCCGCAGGCCCTCGAAATATTGATCTTCGCTACCTCAGCCGGCTTCATTGCGGCATCCACGAGCTGTTGCACGCCTTGGCTGGCCCCGTAGCGTCTGACGACCCCTACGAACTCCTCAACGTCGTGTCCGCGCATCTCAAGCTTTGGCAGTCCTTCCTGCGTGAACTTGGGAGCGCCGAATGCGTCCTTCGCCTGCGCTATGTGGTACAGCTCATGCTCTACCAGTGCGCAGAACTCAGCGTCGGAGCACTGAGCGCAGTAATCAGCCGCCAGAGTGATGAGGAAGGCAGGAACACGGCCGAACCAATCAAGCATCTGCTGCTCTTGACGAGCCTTCTGCCAGCCGCCGGCACGGAACATCAACTGCTCAGCCTGGCCAACGATCACCCGACCTTGCTTAGCGAACGAGGACGAGGCCCATAGCAAGCCAATATCGGCGTCTATCAGGTGCGCGTGATCGGGGTTATGGATGCTGCCCGTGTCTGCGAGAACCTGCTCGCTTATCCAGGCCCACACTTCAGGCGCTGGCGTCAGGCGCAGCCCTATATCCGCGAACTCACTCAGCTCGAGCATGCTGGCAGGAGGCATCGGCCTGTCAGTCATGCGCTACTCCGGTTACTTGATGCATCCACTCCTCCACGATCCGCTGCAACACTGGCTCGGTCAGGATGCTGGATGGCTGCCTTCCGGCTATTACGTCGCGAAGGAGGCAGACGGGGATGACGTGGACGCCATCAGAGGCGATGACAGATACGTGCGGCTGCCTGTCGGTTAGCTCTACGACGTTTTGCATGGGAGCGCTCTCGGTTTACTGCCAGCCACACCTCTTTCCCGATCATCACAGCGACACAGGCGGCGAGGTAGGTGAAGATCAGGATGGCGAGGGGCGTTTCATGCGGACCTTGTCTCGACTGAGGTGGTGACACCGCGCGCCACGATCCGAAATATCCGCTGCTCGTTCGGTGTGAGCCTGAGTATCCGGCAGATACCAACGTGCACGATCATGTAGGCGTAAACCCACCAGCGAATCTTGACGACGGCCACTAGCTGGACGTTTGCCATACAACCTCCACGCGACCACGTAGCCGCTCGGTTATCAGCTGCCCATCACGGCGGCGGACAGTCAGGGGCTGACGGAAGCGATCAACGATGCCGCGCTTCTGGTCGGCAAAGACAACCATCCACACCTCTTCCCCGCCGAGGAAGACCTTGCGGACACCGCGGCCGTCATCGAACCTGTGTATCCATGGAGGCATCTGCTTCATACGCCCGCCTTCTTCTCTCCCCAGCGGATAGCCAGGTCGCGGAGCTTCTCGGTTCCGAGAAATCCGACACTACCGCCCACGAAAGTGGCCATGCTCTGAGGAAGGCCGAAGTATTCGAGTAGCGGGACCAGGGTCAGCGTGGCGAATCCACACAGGGCGCCTTCTAGGATCATCTGCCGCTTAGTTCCGCCCCCGTACACGACTCGCAGCACGGCGATAGTCACGGACAGACAGAACGCGTACAGGCTCGGCGCAATAGCGTGCAGCCATGCGAGGACCGCAGCCCATACTTCTGGACTTTTCTCGGGCATCTTGGGCATCTCGGTTATCCCGCATGGGGCAGTTGATTAAGTCCGGCCTCACATGCGCGTGCGATCCGCCTATGAGCAAGGAGGCAGGCATGGGGCCGGAAGAGGATTAGCGCTTGTCTTCGGGCTCGAACACGTCTTCAACGTTGTCCATCAGCCGTTCAGCTGCTTGCGCTGTGTATGGCTTGTCCTGATCAGTCAGCGCGCCGCCCATGGTCACAACATCAGCAGCAACACCAAGGGCGAGGTCGACCGGCGACAGAGCGGCCTTCAGTAGCGATCCGAACATGCAGCCTCCAGAACGAACAAAGCCCCGCACCAGGCGAGGCCGAAATGTGAAGATCCCGATTCCCCGCACGTCTACGGGGCGATACCTGTTGTCAGGTCGCGCAGTGTGCTGCGTGTGGCGCGTAGCCGATCGCAAGCAGGCCGGGGATTAGATGCGCTGTATTGGATGACGCGAGTATTAGCAGCGCTTGCCGTCGCACGGCGTGGTGTTTGATGGGCGCAGGATGGCGAGGCCTTCGTCAGCCAGGTTCCGCCCGAAACGAAAAAGCCCCGACCGAAGTCAGGGCTCTTGAAGTTGTTCCGCTTACCGTATGCGGAGAGGCCATTACGCTGCCTCGGTCACACGCCTCGCCGTGTCTCAACCCGTCGACCGCTTCACGGTGCAGTTACTCGACGGCGGCCGCGTAGTCGCGACCCGTTAGCTGTCTTCCGGTAATGCCGGCTCACTTGGGTCTTACAGCCATCGGTCCCTAAGACGGCGCTCAGAAGCCTTCGTAGTCGTCACGCATCGCAGCATATCTCCAGACGAAGGAATCACAGCATGGAGAAAGTGTGCCCTCAGCCGAACGGGAATGCAAGCGTTTTTCTCACGTATTCACGCCGCCTCTTTCCACTGGTACAGCAGGCCAGAAACCGGTGCCAGCGCGGCTTTGTCCATGTCGTTGCAGGCCTGGAAGAAGGCGTCGATGTGTGACTCCCACTCACGGGTCCAGTTCTCGCTGCAGAGGCGCACACCGTACTCGTCGAACAGCCAGGCGCGGAAGGTTTCAGGGGTCGGCAGCGGGTCAGGTGTAGAGCTTTGCCCGCCTTGGTGCTGGCGGCGATACCGGTACAGCACACCCTTGGCGACGTACTGCGCCTTCTCGCGCTTGGCTTCGGTCATGCGCGGCAGCTTGGCGGCGGCCATGGCGAACACCAGCTCCTCGGCAATCTCCCGGTGATCGTCGTCGGCCAGTGGCGAGTACATCCAGTGGCCGAAGCATTGCAGGCTGGCCGGCAGCGTTCCGATGACCGACTGCACCATTCCGCACAGCGCCTGATCGAGCGCTACGTCGGTGCGGCGGTCCTTCTCGGTCTTCTGGATGCTGGCCTGCAGTATTCCCACCTCGAGGGCGTAGGAGGTAGTCGATTCCCGGCGCTGGTAGTAGGCGTCATGCCAGAGTTGACGCGCGCTGCTCATCTTCATGCTGCTGCTCCCCGTGCTGCTGCCGCATCGCGGCGAAAGAAGGTACCGCCGACGCAGTGAATGAGCGTCTGCTTGCCGTTGGCGTAGGTGATGTCGTGCGAGTGTGTCCAGGAACTGAGCGATCCGGCGTTGTAGCCCATGTTCATTTGCGAGCTGGTCCCGACCGAGTGGGCACCGTCGATGATCCGGGCGCCGTGGCCGTGACCGTGGGTGACCTTGGCCCCTACGGTGGCGAATGCCTGCGTGCTGCCGCGTGCGCCGTTCGGGCCGCGGTGCCCGTGGTTGCTGAAGTCGATCCCGAAGCGCATGAACGACTCGTCAGGCCGCAGCCACTTGAGCCGATCGCC